TCAGCGCCGTGGCCTTTTGGCATATTCTTCATTGATTTTGATGCTTTGCCGCCAGGTACGTTTACGTTGCCTTGGTTATCCTCTTTTGGAGAATTTCCTTCTAAGCCACCTGTTGTACCTTTTGTATCAGCTTCGCCACCTTGTGCCAAGTTTGAAGCAGTGCCGCCCATGTCGTTTGCGCCAGCTACGATTGACTTAGTGTTTGCACCGTTGTCGCCCATTTTAGCTGTTACTTTTTCAACATATTCACGCATTGTTTCTGCTTCTGATTTAGTTGATTCGTCAGTTTCTTCATCTGCTGCTTCGTCAACTTCTTCATCTTTTGATGCTTCATCAACTTCTTCATCATTTGCTTCATAAGCAATTGACTCTTCTTCGTCTTTGTCGTCAGCGTCCATGTCCATGTCAGCTTCGCCTTCGTCGTCCATGTCATCGTCGCCATCCATATTTGGCATCATTTTTTCAAATTCTGATTTAAGATCGTCTAAAGCAACTTCTAAATCATCAACACGATCTTCAATTTCTTCATCGTCTGATTCTTCACCGTCTGCATCCATGTCCATGTCCATGTCCATTTCAGCATCTCCGTCGCTGTCCATGCCCATTTTATCCATCATGTCATCAGCTGGATCGCCGCCTTCAACTTCAAATTCGTCAAGATCAAAATCTTCTTTAACATCTTCGTCTTTGTCGTCTTTAGACTCATCTACTTCTTCGTCATCTGACTCATCAACTTCTTCATCTTTTGATGCTTCATCTACTTCTTCATCAGTTGCTTCTGTTGTTTCTTCATCATCAGACTCGTCTACTTCTAGATCTGATTCTAGCAAACCTTCGTAAATGTCTCTTGATTTTTCAACCACTATTTCGTGGAATAATTCTTCTGCTCCTGCCTTGTCTTCATTAACAAGTTTTTCGAGCATTTCTTCAAATTTATTACTCGCCATTATTTTCTCCTATAAATGTTATACCTATGGTAAGGCTGTCAATTGTATTTACTATTTATGAGAAAATATGCGTAGATATAGGCTCAAAACGAGCCTTTTTGAACAGATCAGGGTAATACAAACTGTTTTTTAAACTCTTCTACAGTAATTGTGCTGTAGTTTTCATGTTTATTTAGTTGCTCTGGACAGTAATTATCTGGTGCTATTACACGAATAAATTGACTTTTTTCATGTCCTGCAACAACACTTTCTGTTTGTCTTAACCAATTTCCGTAGAATGTAGCACTATCTTGCGACTTTTTATAATTAGGTGTGTCAGCATATAAATTATTAAAACGTTGTCCGTCTTTTAAACCTTTATAGTCAAAACCTAAAATGTATATTCTTTTGTGCCTATGTTGACTTGCAAGCCATAATGCTGTTGGTCCGCTAGACCAACCTTTGCCTGGTTGAAAATAATTTAAGTTTTGTATACCTTCATATGACTTGTTGTAGTTTGTCCAAACTTGATTCTTATGCTGAAACATACTTTTGCTTATCTCAAGTATCATTTTTACATCTACAGCAATCAAGTAGTCTGGTCTAAAAGTCCTATACAAAGCATTGCAACCATAGATAGGACCGTAAGGTTTAAGTAGTGCCGGTTCAATTCCTTGCCTACTCATACCATTACCTAAAACAAATGCACAGTTTTGATTATGATCAAAACGACTTTCGTCTACAATTTCTTGTTGTGCAAAGTTTATTAATGAAGCACGTTTAGCATACTGTTCTTTTTTTTCTAAAGACTGTTTCTCTAAACGTCTAATTTCCATTAAACGTGATGCTTCTTCTTTTGAATATAGAGTCTTATCTAATTTTGCCATTAAACACCGGCAGCGGCCGCTTGCGCTGCTATTCCATACATTTGTCTTACGAAGTCTAGTTCGTCAGCCTTCTCAGTATTATGTAGCTCGCTTGCTTTCCTTGCACGGTTAATTTGGCGTAGGGTAAGTCTTGTTTTTCTTGTGTCGTCAAGATCAACAATTGAATCATCGTATTGAGGATCATATCGATTGTCCTCTACAGGTTCGACTGTTTCTTTATCGTAATAAAATAATTCTCTTAGTATCATGTTAGTATTTATATCGTTTGGTCTGTTGTTGTACCTGGAGCACCTGGTGTTGCTGTATCGCCACCTGTCACTGTGTCTGGTGGAGTGTCTTCTGGTCCTGTTTCTGGTGTGCCGTCATCTGGTGCAACATCTTCTGCTCCACTAATGTCAGCACTAATGCCTGCTGAACTAATACCTGCTCCACGCATTTCTGCACTTGCATCTGCTGGAGGTTGATTTAGTGTTTCATCATTTTCTTCGCGCCATAATCTTTCATTGTCAGCAATTTCTTCTGGACTCATGCCTAAGAAACGTTTCATTGCAAATCTATTTGAAATATAAGGTATAGCACTCATTTGTGTGTATGTTGGTACTCTAGCATTGTCTAGTTCTGATTGCCTGTATGCAGCAAAGTTTTGCGGTGGTTCAAACTCTAAATCGAACATTGATACATCAATATTAACGCCTTTTTCTAACAAATAACGTTTGAACTCTTGGTTAAAGTCTTCAATTATTAGGCCCTGTAAACGTTCACAGTATGTGTTAAAACGTAGTTCTTGAATAAATGCTGTACCTACTCTACCATCATTATATGATGAAGTTGCGTCATCACCCCCGGTAGGCAAGTATGAACTAGGGATTCGTAAACCGCGTACGAGCTTATTAGTAAAATATCTGAGATCATCAATTTCTCCTAGGTTAGTACCGCCTGGTAATGTTTCAACTTTAGATCCGCGTCCTTCAGCTGTTTGAGGGAAAAAGTAATCTTCGTTGATTGACAACGGATTGTATGAACTGTCTACAACATTTGTGCCTCCGCCAGTCGCCGATGGAATACGTCTTTGATGTATTTCCGTTTTAACACGCTCCACAAATTGCATAGCAAGGTGTGATGGCATGTTACCCACATCAACGTAGAATACTCTGCGCTCTGGCGCACGTTGAACACGATAGATAATAATCGCATCTTCAAGTAATTCTTTTTGTTTGAATACTTTAAAAATTGTTTCTAGTAAACTGTTACCGAAAGGAAAATTATTGTCTAAACCTTCACTAAGTGACAAATGAACAACATGTTCTGCATTAATAGCAACTTCGCCTTCTTCTATGGTAAACCGTGATCCTGCCGGAGTGTTTACTCCGCCTGTCATTCCTCTTGCGCCGCCTGTCTGATAACTTGCACCAGGACTACTAATATTACCGTTAGTTATGTGCGGTGATGTTGCAACCATTTCCTTAAAGTTTAAATTTACATCTTTAATAATATATTGTTCAGGCTTTTTGCCTTCTGATTCGTTTACAATAATACGTGTAAGTTTTGCAGGATCAACATGAAACAGTTTTTTCGTTTCTGGATCTCTTAAAAATATTGCATCTCCGTATTTGAATACATTACGAAATGTTCTAAACATACGTGTTTCAAAATTATTAATTTTGCACCATTGTTTTAGATACTGACCTAGAATGTTAATTTCATTATTTGTTGCACTTTTATTATAATGAAAAGTAAAGTTTGTACTATTTTCTTCATTCTTTTGTGTGCAAAATTCTGCTAGAATATCTAATGCTGCATTTACTTCTGAATCATTGTCCATTGTATTGTACTGACCATATCGTTCAACACGATTAGGTGATCCTACATATACATCTGGTAAGTATGATGAATAATTTGACCTTGCTGGTCCTGGGCGTCCATTACCGCCGCCGCCACTGATTGGTCCATAACTTCCGTCTATGTTATCTCCAGTGGGTACCGGTGTGAAATATTTTTTCCAACTCATATTATGCTCTTCCTATGCCGCCCATCAAGTTACCTGCACTGCGTAACGATCTATTTGTTTTATTGCTAATATCTTTATGCATATTATTTATATTAACTAATTGTAACATGGTTTGGTTCAGAATGTCAAGTTTTTCTTCTACTGATGTGCTATTTTGCATCTGAATCATTGCATCTTTTGCCGCTTTTGACGTCGGAACACCAGTCATAGCAATTTCATCTTGTAGTTGTTTGGCTATATCAGGCATTCTATTCAGCATAGCTTTCATATTCGGTATAATTGCACCGTCCATACCTGCTACAAATGTTTCTGGTCCTTGTTCACCTACTTTATATACTGACCCCATGTCTATTCCGCCGCCGATAGCTTTACCTTGTCTCTTTCTTGCTGCATCATTATCAATAGTGACACGATTTGGAGACTGTTCGTATAATTCACTGAATGGACTCTCTTGAATGTTTTTGTTCATTGCTGGACGGTCTTCATCTGTAAGGCCTTTTGAAATAGCTGTCATAAACTTGCCGCCTTCAGCAAAGAATTTAGAAAAATTATTTATTGCATCGGTAACAGTATCCATTAATTTAGTATTTGCTGATAATTGTGTACCTAATTCGTTGAGTACTGTAGAAGAACCGTTTGCTAATTTAATTGTTGCTTTGTTAAGTTCTACAGATAATTTTTGGCTTTCCTTACCTCCGCTAGTTTGTGAATTAATAAGGTTTCTTGATTCTTTTAAAAATGCTTGTGTTGCTTCTTGTATTGTAGTACCTTCGCCCATTCTTTTTTGCACAGCCTCTACACCTTCAACAAATGCTCTAGTTTCAGCAATAACTTCCGCTTGCGATGCACCAATTGCATTTAATTGTCCTATAGAAGCCGCAAATAATTGTGTATCACCAACTGATTCTTTTGCAAAATTTGCTTGAGCTTCGTCTGATAATCTAGCAAGTTCAGCATTTTTTTGTGTTGTGGTCATGTTCGATTCACGAACTCGTTGCATTTCTTCAATGTTAGCAGCTGTCTGCGGATGCATCAACTTAAAGTTTTTAGTTAATGCACTCATTGGTGTACCAGTTTGATTCAAATCTTGTGCAAATGCTTTTGCTGCTTTGCCTAATGGACCTAAATTAAGTAGAGTAGTATTCATTGTTTCAGTTGCATCTGTGATGCCTCTGCGCTCCATACGTCTATTAGCTGCTATATTTTTACCATCTCTCTGTGCATCTATTAAATCTTCTTTTTGTTTTTTAGCACTTTCGCCGCTAATTTCTGCCATTACAGCAATATTTTTTGCCATAGCTAATGTAGCCTGAGTAACATCTTCGTCAGACATTCCTCTAAGTCTAGCTTGTCTACCTAGCAATGCAGCGTTGTCCATCAATAATTCATTTGATTCTTCAAGAGAATAACCTAAGTTTGTCATGCCTTGTATTACATTACCGTCTTCAAACATTGATCTAGATAATTCAGCAAATCTTTTTGCACCTTGATTCACACTACCGCCAAGTGTTGTTAAATTTGCTGAATTATTTCCTATCAAAGTAGCAAACGAACCTATGCTCATTCTTGCGGCTCCTGCGCCAGCTGCTAATGCTCCTAAATCGCCATTGAACCCTGCACCAACTTTAGACAAATTCTGAAATGTAGTATTCATACCTTCTAAGAATTTAACTACATCAGCTCCAGTTGTGACCAGTCCTCCTACAATAGGAAGCGCATTTCCTAAATCTTTTGTAAATGCTGCAACAGAAGTGTTAGCATTAACCATTTTTTCAACAAATTTCGACACAGCTCCGCCAGCGTCCTTTGCACCACTAGATGATAGGCCACTGAATCCGCTTCCTGAGTTAGTACTAGTTGTTCCTCTGTTTATTGAGGAAGAAGAGCCAGATTGGGCTTTTTGTATAGCCTTAGCTAAGGTATTGATATTCTCTGGTGTTAAAACTATGTCTGTCATACTAATCCTAATTTATTATATGCGTATTTTATAAGGTATAAATACTACTACAACATATGTATTTATCGGAAAGGATTATATGACTAGTTTTCTTCAAGAATATCAAAGACAACCTAAGTTGTTTATTGATCTACCAAGCAAAGGCATCTATTATGATGAAACTGTGCTAGAAGGAGGACAACATGTTCAAATTCCTGTCTTTGGAATGAATGCCATGGACGAAATACTATTCAAAACTCCTGATGCTCTGTTTACCGGAAATGCTACTGTAGAAGTAGTAAAAAGTTGTATACCTACTATTTTAGATCCTTGGAAACTTGTTGGGTTTGACATTGACTTTATTTTAGTTGCAATTCGCATTGCAACATACAACGACGAAATGCCTGTCACTACTAAATGTGCTGAATGTGATACTGAAAATGAAAGTGCGTTAAGTTTAACAAAATTATTAGGACAATATGACAATTATAAAACTGAAAATAGTTTTACTATAGATGATTTAAAATTTAATTTAAAACCCTTGACATATTACACAATGACACAAATACAAGTTGAAAATTATTCGTTAGATAGAACTCTTGTTCAAATTGCAGGTAATAATGATTTATCAAAAGAAGATAAAGATAAAGAATCGCAAAAAATTTATACTGCCATTAGCGAATTAAATTTAAAAACAGCAATAAGTTATATAAATTCTATTGAAAAACAAGATCAAAAAGAAACTGATTTACAAGCAATTACAGATTTTATTGCTTCTAATGATGCAAAATTTTTTAACGAACTGAAAGACAGTGTTACTAAGTTAAGTGCAAATTGGAAAATTCCAGACATTGACATTAAATGTTCAAACGAAGAATGTCTTCACGAATACAAATCTCGTCTTGAAATGGATTACTCGAGTTTTTTCGGACTACAGCAATTACACTCGAGGAATCTGATCTCATAGAGCTATCAAAGCAATATGAAAATGATATCAAACAAATAAAAGACAACAGATATAGAATTGGTTGGTACATGCGTGGATCAGTATCTTATCACGATCTAATGTACAAAATTAGTTATGAAGATTTAGAAATTTTTAATAGAATAATTAAAGAAAATATCGAAACAACTGAAAAAACTAAGTTGCCTCTCCTGTAAGTTTCTTAAGTGATTTTAAATTACCTTTTACAACTTTTTTAGCTTCGTCTTTACCAGCCAAATATGCATCTTGTACATCAGGATCACTTTTTACTAGTGCTAATACTTTGCGTTTTGCATCAGCGGAAGAAAGTTGTTTTTCTTGTAGAGTGCTTTCATTTTTTGCTACATCTCTTACTAAGTCACCGGATGGTATAGCTAAACTTAAACCAGGAATCAAATTCAATGCATCTAATTTCAATCCAAAAATTTCTTGTAATGCATCAGTTTGGTTTGCTAGAGAAACAACAGCTTTTGGATTTATAACAGGAGCAATCCAATCTTCTATATAATCCATGCCACCTAAAGCATCAACAACTTTTTCAATTGCGGCTGTTCCGCCAACAATATATGTAGCTCCAATTATAACACCTACAGGAACTGTAATCCATGCTGTAGTAGCAACAGGAAATATTAATCCAATTATTGCTGCAACACCAACTTTTCCGCTAAGAGCGGCCGCAGCTACAAGTGCAGCAACTACCATTTCAAATAAGAATTCAGCAACTTTTTCAAGACAACGCAAATACGCACCTTCAACTTTAAAAGGTAACATTCCAGTTTCTTGATTTATTAAGTTTTTTACAAATTCAGCACGTTCTTCCGGTTTTAATGTTTTTGCATGATTTTGTATTTCTCTTAGATATGCATCAAACGCTTCTTCTACTTGAGTTGCATTCCAAACGTTAGATAATATAAATCCTACACCTGGAAATGACAATAATTTTATAAGTCTTCCTGTAAGAGATTTAGCCAGTCCTGTTGTTTTTCCAAATACGCCTTGTGTTGCTTGCGTTGCGGCTTTTGCTGCGTCATCTGCGGCTGTAGCAGCCTTTACTTGGGCTAATGTATAAGTTTTGCCTTTGTATTCTACTTTTCCGGTTCTGTTAATTAATTTAAATTTACGTGGTTTTAGTCCTGAAGTAGGTTCTGCTCCAAGTTTTCTTTGTTGATATCCACTGAGTTGATCCATAGTTGGAGTTCCTTTAGGAAAACTACCAGCTGGTGCTTTAGGTTTATCAGGATCTGTAAGTTTAGGCTCTTTGCTTCCGTCAATGTCTTTTACATCAGTTTTTATGTTTCTATCAAGTTTAGGTTCCTTACTTTTAGAAGTATCAGGAGTTGTAGTTCTTACATGCTTTTTAGCTTTTTTCTCTGCATCAGCTTGTGATGTAGCTGTCATTGAAGTTCCATCAGGTGCTGTTACTTTTATACGTCCATCACCTAGTGGGTCAAATATAAATCCTTTTAGTGGACCTTTGTTAACCTTAACTGTTCCTATTTTTGAATCTACTTCTGCAATTTCATAAACTTTCATGAGATATCCTTAATTCTTAAATGTATTTATGTGTTTCGTTGCACGAAACAAGTTTTCGCTTACGCTCAAACTATACACTTCGTTTGTGATAGAAGTAATAGATATGAATTAAAGCAATATTACGAAGTAATATTGTAATTGCTTCATGTAGATTGTTT